AATCGACTCAGTCCCAGGCTCAGCTTGTATAACAAAACCACCTAATTACAAGTTTAAAAACATAATTCAACAATAATAGTCTATATGACGACGTTAAACTAGGGGGCAACGTCCGCGAATCCCTGCCCCCCCCTTTTGGGGGGTAGTGGGATATCACCAGGCATGGTGATATCCTTATTTAGAATGTAATACCTATCAAGTGAGTTACTTGATGGATTTAGCACATATAACTCAAGGCCACCAGTATTCAAATATGTCTGCCCCTATTAACAAAGTCGATACTAAACAGTTTAAACTCTACCAATTCCTTAAAAAGAAGAAAGTAGATCGTTTGTCTGAACAGGAGAAGGTTATGTTACCAGTGTTAGAAGATATTTTTGGCGGAGAGGTGAAAACTATTGAAGCGAAGGTACTGGCACCCAAGGGTGGGGCCAAGAAGGATAAAAAGGAGGAGGTTAAAAAGGGTGTCTCACCAGCTCCTGCATCTGTGCCCATCGTTACTGCTGCCCCTGTGATTAAGGCAATTCGTCCTAAGGACGAAAGTTCAAGCAGTAAAGATAAGGTATCTGTTACTAAAAAGGAAGTAATTCCTGAGAAGTCAGCATTCGAATTCTTAAATGAGGAGATCGAACAGAAGCAGAAAGAGAAGGAAGAGAAGCGGAAGAAAAGGTTCCAGATGCTGAAAAGCGAGGTCCTAGTAGCTGCTGCGAAAAACAAAGAGGCTATACAAAAATTCAAGGAACAAGTTGATGCGCAAGTGTTAGCTGACCTGAGTTCTAAGTTAGCTTCTGAGATGACGTCACCTAAAGTCGAGGTCACGGTCCCAGAGACGGACAAGGCCAAGGCGCCAAAGGTTAATAGGTATTTAACAAAGTATTTAGAGGAAAAGGGTATCCCTTTAGAAGTGTATATGTCTAAAGGTGAAAATCAACCCATTTCTCAAGTATTAGAGATAGCGCGAGCTAAATTAGTGGAATATGAAAATAGGGAGTCTCCTGTAGTGAAAAAGGAAGCAATTTCTGATTTAAATCTGAGACCTGAACCTATTGTGCAAACAGCAGATATTACCCCTAAGAAATTCGCGGAAGAACTAGTAAAATTGAGAAAAGGGGGTAGACCCGTAGTTCGTCCACTAAATTCTATGATAAATCCCTTTGATCTGAAGGTTTTTAGCTGGTCTCAACCTACAAACCAATATCCAGTTAGGACTGAAATTTATAAAGAGTTGATAACCGCGGGGATAACCGAGGCGAAAGACACTTATAATTATGTCAACTGTAATGGCAGTGTAGAGGGATTAATGAATCGTATGATGAAGAGTTTGACAAGCGACGTGCAACGCCCAGCTATCATTAAATACGTAAATGATCCTACTTTGAAATGTCGTATGTTACCCATGGATCTCAATGGGTACATCTTTAGTAATAGGATTAATATGGAACATCCAGCATTAAAATTTATTAACAGTAAATCTGATGCAGGGTTCCCATATTTATTCGATTATAAAACATTTAACAAAGTTCCCAAAGTGTCAGATTTAACACTTCTGGAGTTAGAGTATCGTAAAGGAAAAGATTCTGTTCCACTCGGAAAACCTAGACCCATTATAGAGCATGCTATGTATTGGGCTCAAAAGGTTTACAAAGAGTGTGTTAGTGGCAAGGACAACACCACAGTGATGTTTGAGCGTCTCCAGACTTTGTATGATACTTATCCGGAATTGGATACTGTCGTTTTGAAGAGAAAAGAAGAGCGGATTTTAAGGTCTGATTATAAATTGAAAGTGCGTCCATATGGAGTTTATCCTCTATTTAAACGCCTTTTATTTAAAATCGCTTTGCACCCTTTTGAGCAAGGGTTGGTTCCTTTTTGGGATCGTGCTAAAGCTCCTGACTCTATTAGCGCTTATGGCTTTTCTACGTTTTATGGGGGTGGTAAACGTATCCTGGAATGGATAAACTACTCGCGTCTAGATAGTCTTGCTATTATAGGGGATCCCAATGATCCTCTTAAGAATATGCATTTTAAAGGTGTGGCATATGGAGATGACCAAATTTGGGTCTTCGTAGATGCAGCCGGAAGAATGTTTATTCTGGTTCCTGATGTAAGAGCTATGGATATGTCGACTAAAAAGGTCAATGCAGTTAGAACAATGAAGCATTGTGGTCAATTTGGTCCAGTCCCTTATGAACACCAGAAGTTATTGGCTTTTGCGTTAATGAACGCATACAATACTGGGATGTTAGTAGGGGGTCCATACAGGTTACAAAAAACCAATAGTGTGCTTTCTGGTGTGAATGGGACCACTTTTCACAATATGAATTCTAGCGCCGATATTCAGTGTTGTGCAAATACTTATTTTGCTAGTCACGATGTCTATTTCGAAAGAGATGACGCCGAGAAGAACAATGGTGTTTGCTTTGTCGATGCCCTTAAAGAAAATTTTTGACATCGTCGATCACGAATTAGGTTTTCAATTCAAGGATGTGAAGTTCCCTGCGTCTTTTGTAGATTTTGTTAGTGAAAATCATGAGATTGCGCAGTTTTTGGATAGAGGCGATGATATTTTTAAGTTAGGTTTAAAAGTACCTTTCCTAAAGCAAATTGTAGTCGCGGACGTTGAAGGCCCTTATTGTAGACCGAAGGATTTGGATTCATTGTTAGGAGCACTCGTAGTGCCAGGTTGCCGTGGTAGTAATTATACGGAAACATTGAAATCCCGTATCCTAGGTTTATATTTAACAGGGTTATGGTGTAGTGAGCGGTATAGTAAGTATTGTGTTGCAAAATATAATGCTCTGTGCGCGGCTGAAGTGGATGTTAGGGTGGGGGTTATGGAAGAAGACGAGTATGATGCTGAGTTCAAGCAGACTAATTCGTTTGTAGCTGAGTTGGCTGAAAGACTCAAATGGAATACCAGTGATGGTTTACCTAGTTTTTGGTGTGTGCGAGATATGTATGTACTGTCGAAAGAAGAGTTTCGTTCTAAGTATGTACATAAAGTACAATTATTCCGAGAGGAATCAACAAATGCTCCTTATTCCCCCGATGAATCCCTGTTGGAGAGTACATATGAGCCTGATCTTCCTGATGATCTTACGTTCGATGATTTGTTAACCGGGAGCACCGCTAGTTTGGATATGGGAGAAACATATTCCAAGGGTGTGCTAGGGCAGACAATTGGACTTAGTGAAGAGGAGAAGAGTAGAAGGTTTGCTAAGAGAATGGCGCGTTACGCTGCTAATATAGCGTTGCGTAATCAACAGTCAAATACTCAGCATCATCATGTGTCTGACGATGAGGAACATGAATTGGAGGAGCCCGAATATGAAGAATTTCAGGAGGAAGAACCAGAAGATCGTCCCGAAGACGAACGTGAGCTCACTGAAGCGGAACAGGATGAACTCGAAGAACGGAATCACTTACGCCAATTGGGGTGGGATGAAGCTAAAATCGACGATTACTTTCAAAGTGGTCAAGCTGATGCTTCAGACGAAACCTTTTATGGTGGTGAAGATGATGAACATGAGATGGGGAAATATGCTGACTTTGTTTATGGTCAGTCCAGTGTGGATGGATAAGTATTTCCTCGTCTGTCGAGGGGTCTATGTGTAGTGCTAGTGGGTTTATTGTAGTCGCGCGTGCTTGTTTGCAGAAGTCACAGCTTTGGAAGTCACAGCGTCAAGTGGGTTTGTCTTGGCCGTAGGCCGATTCACCGCTGCTGTAGGTCTAGGCATAGTCTCTACCTCTGCTGCTTTTGCTCTCTTTGCTCAACACCATCTGCCCGCCGTGAAACAGACGGTCACCGACATTGCCAAGAGCTG